AAATGTGTAAATGTAGAAGCATCTGGAGTTAAGTATAAATTAATTACAGGAACAACTTGTCTATCAACATAATATTGTGAAGGTTGTCCTTGAGCTCCTTTATTAGGTAAAGCAGCAAAGGCAGATCTATCAATTTTTGTTAAAGATACATCCTGAGTATTTGTTTCTACTCCAGCAGTTGTAGATATGAAAGCTTCTAATACATCACTAACTTTTGTTGGCACAGTGTATTGTGCAGTGCCTTGAGTTAATGCTTGAGTCTGTTGTTCAACTTTAAATAAATGAACACCTCTGTTACCCCATTCAGAAAAAAGTAAATTTAAACTTCTTCTTGCTGATTTAAGGTCATAGCCTGAGTTAGTACGTATGCCACATCTTTCATACGCTTCCTCTATGATATCATCGATATTTAAATCGAATGCTGTTGTTCCAGACGTTGCCATAATTCATTACATTAAGTCGTTATAATAATCCATAGATTTACCAGGAACCATTTGTTCATCCTGTAAACCCATTCCTGAAGTTCTCGCAGCACCATAACCTCTAACAGACTTGCCAGCCATTGCTTTCATGACTTTACCTTTTTTAGCAAAACCCATTTTTCTAGTTACATCAGGTCTTTTAGCTTTTAGCTTTCTAAGACCTTCGCCTTCTGGACCTTCTGGAATTTTTTTCAAATTAGCCATATTTCCTCCTTTATATCCTTGTGCTTTTAATTTTTTAGTTGCTTCTTTCAAACCGCCTCCTTTGTAGTTTAACATTTTTGTTACATCACCAGAATCTCTCATAGCTTTATCTGGATCTCTTCCCCCTTTTATGTAAGCTTTTCTTGCCATCTCTCGTGGACTCTTACCAGGTTCAAATTTTTTAATACTTGTCACTGCAACAGTAGCTAAACCAATTGGAGTAGCTGCTCTAGCAAATTTTGCCACTCTTAATGCTTTGCTTGCTAACCTAGCCTTAGTAGGAGTTTTTTTCAGTTGTGCTATTAATTTATTTTGCTTTCCTAAACCAGCTTTTGCTTTCTTTCCTATTAAAGGTTTTGTGGTTCCTCCTATATCACCTTTTGAAATAGCTTTTACTTTTTTAGCAGCCCCTGTAAATTTTGCTTTTGCACCTGCTAATATTTTTTTCGTTGTACGTATTGGTGATCCTAAAGCAGTTAAAACTTTACCAGCTCCAACATTTGTTTTTTTCATTATGTCTTTACCAATCTCAGTTGCTGTTTTAGCTTCTGGCATAGTTTTATAATAAGTTCCTGACTTAAATAATTTTGCTGGTGGACCTATGAATTTTGGATCTATCATACGTCTATCATACCTCCGTAATATTTCTTAGTAAAGGTCTTAACGTTTGTAGGTTTACCACCAACACCTTGTGGCTTAGCTCTTTTCCTTGCAACGGCACTCCGTATCTGGGATTCTGTCATCCTTGCCGCTTTGGCAGCAGGGACGCACTTTGGATATTTTCGTTTCCTGTCCGCTGCTAATTTTGAACGGCCACATTTTGCATATGAACCATCTTTTCGTTTGCTCCCAATATCTACCCAATTTTGTTTGAACCATTCTTTTAATCCCCCTTTTTTAAAACTTTTAGAAAAAGTAAAACCTATATTTTTACTTTTGCCTTGTTTAGTGCCTGTAATACCTAGAGATGAACTATCTCCCTCTTTAATTATATTTAAACCTAAAATACTGTTTATGTTTTCTTTATCTATTTTACTAAAAGGCTTTTCACCTGATACTCCAACAGTTACACCTTTTTTCTTAACATTAAATTCTACTCTTGGAGATGTTACAAATTCATCATCATATACATCAAGACCTCCACCAATTGTAGTGCCTTTTAAATAATCAGGTAAAGTTTTTCTCTTTTTATTGCTCATACATACCTTTGTAATATTGTTTTAGACTTTTGTTTGCATATTTTTTACCGTCTACTTCTAAATCAATAAAACTACCTGTGTATGCAGGTTTAGGTCCTTTAAAATCTTTTCTTTTCACTCCTGAAGGATCTTTAATTTTACCTGCACATATTTTAGATGCGTAGGCATTAGCATAGGCGCTAGGGTATACCTTAAATTTACGCTTAGCTGCAGCTTTCCCTCTTGGACATAATTTAGTCATTTTGTTCTCCTTCTTTAGTGGCCACTTTGAGAGATTTTTTCTCCTTATTGCGGTCGTACAACTTTTTTGATTTTAACACTTTTGAAGCGTAAGTTCTAGACCTTACGATTTTTGCGAATGGATTCTTTACCTTTTTTTGCAATGTTAACTACCTCAGTTTTACCCATAACTTTAGCACGTTGCTCCATAACAGTTAATATCTGTATTTTTCTTGCAAATGGTTTATTGACGTTCTTTACTTTTCTTACAGTATCCCTAGCATCTTTTGCTGTGGCAAATTTTATTGATACTGTGTCTTTAGGATTTTCATCAGTATAAAGACGACGATCAGTTCCTTTAGGCTTTTTTCCCGTTCCTTTTTTTGGATCCATTTAAAACTCCTTTTAATGTTTTAGCCTGTGCTGCGTGTGTCTTTGAAGCCTTTGTTAAACCTTTAATTACTTTTTTAATTTTTCTATTTTTCATACCGCCTCCTGCATATGTTCTTACTTTTTTATTTTCGTCTCTAGCTCCTCTTAATTGACCTTCGACTTGCTTTCTCATTTGTGATCTTCCTATTGCCATATTATTCTCCTAACCAAGGTGTATATTGAGTCTTACCATCAACTCGACTTGCACGCAACCATTGTTGTCTATTAGAATTACGTGAATAACTGCAATGTATCCAGCCTGATGTAGGTTCGCCATCCTTGTAAAATTCTAATATACCTTGGTCTACTTCTAGATTATTTCTTATCCATTTTGCAAGTTCTTTATTATCGACACTTGGTATTTCAAAATCAGCTGCAGCTGACTCATCGGAAGCTGTATGTTGGCTGTTAACTGAACTGCCAATTTCTATGCACAGCTGGGCACATCGAAATCCGCTGGATATAATTAAAGGCTTGTCATAGTGTGAGCGTATAGGTTGTAATACATTTATTGCTAATGCTTTAAGATTTTCTATTTGTTCAGGGCTAGGATTGTTATTTATACCTTTTCTTTCAGCAGTTTGACTTTTACAAAGTTCATCTAAAGTTATATTAGCTGTTAGTTTCATCTTTCTCCTCCTCTATTTGGTAAAACATTTTGTCTGTATCTTCTGTAACCCAGTCTTTATTTTCGACTGTCCAATATGTATTTTGCACTTTATAGTCTGGCCAAGATCTGTCAGTAGTATAATTAGAAACGCTCCACAAGATACGATTATTAGGCTGAGCAGCATAATTGCCGTTATCGAGTTCCAATATATGTGCACACTTATGTTCTTGAGGTATCTCAGAATGTTCTGTATCAATTTCATTTACTTCAGGTGTCCCCCAGTCTATTGTAAATAAATATTCTCCTTTATAAAATTTTTTATCTTTACCAAGAAACTTTCCTCTCATTCCTCCTAAAAAATCAAACTCAGTAACACTAGGATAATAACTGAAACAGTTCCACAATTCCAGCTCGTCAACCGACATATCTGGCACTTCGGCTCTATGAAATGATTTTTGAAAAAACGCTGAGATAGGCAAGCGCCAGTAACACGCACCATTTGGTAAAAGGCAATGAAATAAGAGGGATTTTCCCGTAATACTCGCCATACCAAAGATAATGCAGTCCAAACTTTCTTTTTTATATTTAGGATCCAAATCATATAAATACTCCTTTTTAACTTTAGCATAAATTGTTGGAATGTTAATATTTAGATAAGCCATTATTCGTTATCTTTCAAACCTACATATATTACAACACAAAGTAATATAAAAGCTATGATAGTATTCACTGGTATAAATGGTTCCATTATGGCAATATTTTAACTATTTTTTTTCGATCCATATATATCTCTGTTTGAGCCTTTACTTTCTTACAAGTAAATACAACTCTCTCAGGATTTACCTCGTTCTGCGCGATACGCTTAGATTTCAAACAATCGCTTAACGAGTTTTTGTATACGTGCTCTATCATATTTCCGTTTAAAGTTAAGATTAATGCAAACACAGTCTCTATCATTGATGACTCCCGTTTCTAATTAATTTTTCTACATCTTCAGTTAACTTCTCAGTTCTTTTCTTTAAAAATTCTATGTTAACAGCGTTGTTTCTCATACCTTTAATTTCTTCCTCTACATCTTCTAGTAAGCCACTAACATGTTCTACAATCATAAAAAGCTCTGCTTCTCCAGCTGATTGACCTAACTCACCTCTTGGATATTTAATTCTAAATTCTGAGTTCTGGTCTAAATCTTTTTGCATTAACTCTATTTTTGTAGAGTGTTGGTTGAGCGTTTCGTGCAAACCAAAATAAGCCCAGGTCCCGATGGCAACCATCGTGATCAAACTGGCAACCGTCTTCATTGGCATTTGTACGGCTGCGGACTCAGAAATTTTTAATGCCATAAACTATACCCAAAATTTAGAAATAATTTTTTCCCAAACTTTTTTAATTTTGTCCCAAACTTTTTTTAACATTTCCATCTCCTTCTAGCTTGTCTTAGTCTTGAGTTTGGATCTTTAGCTGCCTTTGGAAACTTTTTCATTTGTCCAGCGCTTCTAGCACAAAATGATTTACGTCTCTTAGCATCCTTAGATCCTGGTTTTACTTTACCTGTGACTGCAGTTTTAAGTTTAGAACCTGGGTTCTTTCTTCTATAAGCTCTAACTCCGGCCTCAGTCATTCCAGCGCCCTTTTCCGTTGGGCGGAAATTTTTTTTATTTCTAGGAGGCATGCCTCCTTTGCTTAATAATTCAACAGTGTACTGATTCATTATTTATCTATAAATACGGTTATAGTCGTATTAGCAGATATTGCAGTTACTGATATTCCACCTTCAAATAAAATACCATCTTCAGGTAAATTAGTAGAGGCTATATCACCCGCTGGAACATCAACAACTAATTGTGCTCCTCTCGAGTCATTTAAAGTAACTTGTCCACCACCAGATGAATTACCAAGGATAAAACCTCTTAGTCTAGTTCTACCGCCAAATAAAGATCCAGTAGCATTTGTTCTAACTGCTTTTACGTCTGATTTAAATGCCATGTTTCTCCTATGTAAATGTTATTGTTACGCCAGCTGTTCCGGCAATAGTAGCATGAATGCCTTCTTCAAATAAAATCCCAGAACCTGGAAGATACATATCTAGACCCTCTTCACCAAACAAGTAAGTGGCAATTATAGTTCCTGTTGCACCACCAGTTCTAAAAATAATTGAACCACTGGCTGAATTACCTTTACCTTGTATCGAAGTTAATCTTGCTCTTCTCGTTGTCGCTACCATCTGTGCCGTGGCTGTTGCATGAGCACTCGACTGGTCTGACATAAAACTTGCTCCACCCATATATTCTCCTTAGTGGTGCTCCCGAAGGAGCACCGTTTAATTATTAGTTACCAAAAGGTGTAGCAATTGTGCCATCACCGATTAATAAACCTTCAACCATGTAAGTGTTATCAGCTGTTGCAGTGAATTTTACTCTTGAACCAATTAAGCCACCTGTTGTAGCGTTACCAGCTCCTGCTTCACCATTTAAGTTCATAACATCATTTGCTGCTGCAGGCACGAAAGCTTTTTTTGCACCGTCGTCAACACCGATCATTACTGAACCAACAAACTTGTCAGTGCCATCAGTTGAAATAGTACCAGTAAATTCATCAATGAAAAGAATTTCAAAAGTTGTCCCTACTGTACTTTTGTTGTTCGGATCACTTCCTGGACCAGCTGATGCACCATCTGAGGTAGCAACAATTGTTGGAAGTGTGATTGCAGTTGGAGTTCCAACTGGGTCCATAGTAACTATTCTTCCTGCGTGATCAGCAACTGTTAAATCAGTTGCAGCAGTTAGAGCGATTACAGAACCTGGGCCAATAGATTGAAAACCGTTTTTCGATCTTACCGGACCGTCGAATGTAGTATTTGCCATAATATTTTCTCCTATAGTTTTGCACCTGCAGTCTCTATAGCGTCTGCCTAGCCAGTCTGCAGATTATTTAATCTAGGTTGTTTACATTATACATAAAAAAAGGGGCGATGTGAACACCGCCCCTTAATTCGTAATACTGTTAATTAGTATTAGCTAGTTGGTAAGTTTCCGTTACCAAATACACATCTTGGATCTGAGAATCCGAATGAGTATCTTTCTCTAGCTTTAAATCTAACGTTACCAGTATCGAAGTCACCTTCAATTGCAGTTTTGATTGGTGCTCTGACAAAATGCTTAAATCCGTTAGGGATATCAGTCATTATGAAGAATGAGTCTGTGTCAGTTAAAAAGTTATTAACTCTGTAACCTTGAGGAATCATTCCCATAGATACTAATGCATTGATGTCATTGTCCGCTGTCGCCGTTCTTTGAGGAGACTTCATTAATCTTTCTGCTGTGAATTGTAATTCTTTTGGAATTATCATTTTCACGCCTTGTGCAGCGATTTTTAAGCCTCTTTCATCGACGAATCCTGCGATATCAATCAACGATTGCTCTAGTGAAGTTTCGTTCAAGTCAGCTGCTGTTGCTAATACGTTACTAAATTCACCGCCAGTTGCTAATGGGTGATTGTTCGCGATTAACGGAACACCATCTCCACCAGTTACTGCAGTAAATTGAGCTTGGTTAAGAACGTTAGCTGCTTTTACTTGCTTCGTGTTAGACA